GTTTGCCATTCTCATCGAGTCCGTGCTTCTCTCTCCAATTTTTTAATGCTGTTTGCTGTGCGTCTGTTGTCCGGCGGCCAACCTCTGATTGCATAAAATCATACGTTGCCTTCACGGTCTCCAATACACTGTCGTTGATTTCTGTCGGTATCTTATCTTCCTCGGTGATGGTTTTGCTGAATTTTTCTGCAATCCCGATCAGGAAAGCGTCTTGAATCCCCCCGGCGTGTGCGCCGATCTTGGTTTTCAAATACTGAAGAATTTTTTCTTTCATAGCTAAAATGATTTTCAAAGTTACTGCAATTTATTAATAATAAACAAGTATTTCCTCCATTATCTTTTGGGAGGCATTATAATAGACTCAAACACAATGCTATTGCGTTGACCTTTTATTGGCTCGTCATGAGTTCCCTGTTCCCATATCTTCTCAGGGATTCCCCGGGGGAACGCCTTGCAACTCCATTTTGAGTTGTCCGTTGAATTGTAATGTTTGCACCTTGAGCAAACGGGTTCTGCGAATGTTGTCATTGTCCATATTTTTTTTGCATATCCTTAATCAGTTCCATAATCTTTGTGGCATAAACATTCCCTCCCGGGTTGTTAATTGCTGAGGTGAAGCCTTCGGCGGCAAATTCATCCAAGTTCTTGTTTGTGTAACGACTGATCCTTGTGGCATCAAATTGACGACAAAGTTCCTTGATCTTTGCTTTTGCCGTGGCCGAGAGAGCCGATTGTTCAATATCAACTTCAAAATAATTAGGCATCCCATATGTGACCTTGTATTGATCGAGGGAATATTTTAATTTTTTTGAAGGCATTAATGCTGAAATTTCGTGCCCTTCCCAACCCGCATCAATAACCGCCTTTTCACTTGCAATGATTTTGTTAATATTCTTCTGAATACCATTCAAACTCAGATGATATGACCTGCTCAATGATCTGATTGCACTCCCAAATTCCTTCATTGATTCAGCCGCTCCCCCAATATACTGTGGTTTTGTGATCCAAATAGGCGTTGCTGTGAGGACATGACCAAATTCATGATCAATCACACTCTTTATTGTGGTACAACCTACTCCATGGAATGCCGTTTCAACCGACTCAGCAACACTCTTGGCAAACGCAACCGGATCATTCCAATATTGTTTTGACATATTGAAGGTCTGAGCATTTGCGGACGCCCAAATATTTTTCCTCGTCTCATTGCCAATATATCTTATTTTTACAGGCGTTCCGCTTCCCCATTTGAACTGATCCCGGAGTTGTGAAAGTCTTGTGTAAGCCTCTTTGAGTATCTGAACATTTGTGATCTTGTGCTCAAATACCTCTGCCCCAAGCATAATCCGGGCGGCATCATTGCATTCCTGAACTGTTGTTGCATTGTTAAGCGCCTGTTGAGCAATCTGTTCAAATGTCTGAGCAACTTTGGGAGCGGGAGGAGGAATAACCGGAGCAGGAATCCCCGGACGTATCAATCCGCTTGCAACCTGACCGTTCTTGTAGTTATCCAAAATGAAATATGGAGGAGACTTTGCCTTCTCAATCCTTCCCCTGTTGTACTCAACCCATTTGGTAAACTTCTCAGGCATGACGTCAATCATCTGAGCACTCATAGGCTTCTCTCCCCGGAGCATGGCACGAAAGTCATCCCGGGGGATCATGATGGGGACTGCATTACAGAGACAATGAGGATGCCAACCAACCCAAATGAACCACTTCGGATAATCCCCTGCCAAGACTTCACATATCTCAGGGAAAGGATAAGCAGGATGAGCACCCGAGAGGCTGATCCTGACCCCGATCACAAATGGCTCATTCAGCCAACGAAAGTGATCCGCCAAGAGATAAGCCTGAGTTGTCTCAGTCCGGGTGAGTCGCATGGCGTTCTTGTATGCCGATTTATAAACCCCTCGCCCGGGATGATACATTCTCTCCTTGATCCCCGGGACGAGTCTCCCATCCTTATCCTTGATCTTGCGGAATAGTGCCGTTGGATTGTTGAGGTATTTCCTGATCCTTCTGCTTATTGTTGCGGGTGAGTCCCCGTTCATTATGCCGAGTCCAAGCTGTATCTCCATCTCCGCCCTGAGTTGATCCCCTATTTGCCAAACGGCACTCGACAAGTTATCTGACGGGCGCTCCCGGGCGACAAATGCCATGATTGAATTGATGTTTGGGATATAGCCTTCCTTCTGAAAGTCCTTCCCGAGTTTGCCAATTGTCTCAATATATTTCCCGGTGATCTCATTATTCTTGAGGAAACTGACCCCGGCAGAAGCCATTTGAGCATCCCGGATCAGGTTGAAACTTTTTGCCTTGAAATCAACCATCAGGTTTCCCATGCCGACATTGATAGGTTTGGCCTTCGTGAAGTCAAAAGACTTGACAAACCGTGCCGAGGGATTATCTTTCAGCGCCGCAACGTCATCAGCAACCTTCCCAAAAAGTTTTTCGTACTTATTGAGGAATGCTGCCTGACGGTACAGAAACTTGTTTCTGAATGTTATCGAGGTGTTCGGCATACCAATCAATTGTTCGTTTTAGTCCTTCTTCAATTGTGATTGTCGGCTTCCAATCAAGTAGTTGTGCTGCCTTACGAATGTCAAGTTTTCTCCGGGTGATCTTGTCAATCTTCCGGGGAGGGTTGTCAGAAAGCAATTGCATACTACCCGTTATATTTTGAACCAAGCGATATAAAGCAATGATAGAAGTCTCAACCCCCGTCCCAATATTGACCTCAGTCTGTAACCCCGGAAGCGCCACTGCCTTCTTGACAGCTTCAACCACATCCGAGATAAATGTATAATCTCTGGTACATTCCCCATTTCCATATATGTTAAAGATTGATTTGTTCAAGTTTGCAAATACAAGTTTCCCGATAACCCCACAATATGGATTTGAAGCAAGCTGTTTGTTTCCATATACATTTGACAATCTGAAGGTTGTATAATTCCCTCTTTGTTGAAGAAATACCTCAGCGATCCGCTTGGAGATGTCATACGAATTTGAACTTTTTAATTCAGCATCCTCGGGTGTTGGTATCTGTTCGGCATTCCCATAAACGGATGAGGTTGAAGTATAGATGATCTTCGGCATTTGGTTTTTCCTGAAGAACTCAACCGTATTGTGCGCATTATTCCTGAATGTTTCCACGGGATGATCCATGGCATATATGATGTTTGATGTTGCACAATGAATGATAACATCATACTCATTGCAGTCCCCCAACGTCTCGAACCCCTGCTCATAGAACTCGATCCCTTTTGGAACATTTGCCATATCACCAAAGGAGAGGTTGTCAACCCCTACAACCCTGTATCCGTATTCAAAGTGAAGCGCCCGGGCAATATTACTCCCAACAAACCCTGCCGCTCCTGTTATAAGTATTTTTTTCATGCTTTTTTTGCTACCATCGTATGAATCCCTGAACCATCCTTGAATACTAAAAGAAACCCCGGCGTTGTCTCGCAACGGCGTATTTCAACAATTTTTCTCGGCAATAACTCTTTCTCAGTATATACATAATCCCCAACCTTAAATTCACTGGCTTTCCCCGCTCTGTCAAATAGTTTCATATCCTGCCCTCCTTTCTCATCATAAGGAAAGAGTCAAATGACATCTGCCCATATTGGTGAATATTAAAGATGATTTGATTTTTCCATTCCCTCAGGAGTGAAGAAGTCCCGGGATCACCGAGTTCAAAATCGGTATGTCTCACCTTATAATCCGGCAAAATACAACATCTCATCCCGGCCTCGGTAATCTTTGGGGCAAGGCTTCCCTCGATCCAACCATATCTCTGAGCCTTAGGGGGATAAGGTATTGCCTTGATTAAATTCAGGAGTCTCCCGCTGAGTCCTATGAGTGCCCAATTGAGCGCCTGACCCGGGAAGATATAAACCCTTGCGCCCCCGAACCACATCTCCGATTTTGGAAAATTGCTGACAATTTCAACATGATCAGTCATCATGAGTGAGGCCAAGCCAAAGTCTCCCTCCCTGATAGCATTCCCCATGGCCTTGACCCAACCCGGATTGAGTGGGTGTTCATCAGGATCACAACCGATCAGAACATCTGTGTTCTCAGGCTTCAGGTATTGGTATGCTTGTGTCCAATTCTGAGAGACTCCAATGTTTTCCATGACGGCATAATTTGATCCATACCGGGCAGCGATCTCAATGAGTTTGCTTGAGTTGATTTTCTTTGCGCCCTCGAGTGACTTGGGCACTTCATCCCCGGTGACAATCGGAAAGCCGAGATCAAATATTGTATGTTCAAAAGTCCCGGGTTGATTCTGTTCATAGAGCAATTTTGTCACCTTCTCTGTCTCAGAAGGTAAATTATAAGCAAGTGTAAAGCAGTAGTTTTTCATCGTAATTAGAGTCATTTATATTTGGCCAATGCAAAATTCATTGTAAGTTCAACATAAGGATAAGGCTTATATTTTGCAAGTTCAATCCCCGCTCCAATGTCAAAAGACAAATCTTCCATTATATTGTCGTTATATTGATTTGGATACAACCTGAATCCAACAACTATTGGCATAGACCGATAAGCCTTCCCTGTCATCGTATCATGTTCATAGTTGCCATGCGTTACCACTCCCATTGAAAAATATGGTGTCGTTTGGTATGTCCATCGATAATATGTTGCTTTGAGGGAGAACCCGTTTACATAAAAATACTTTTCAAGCCGCTGCGGATGCCATGTTGTAGTCACTGAAACATTTGACCCTTGGAGTTCACATCCGACAAAGTAGTTAATTTCATCAGAGTACGACCCGCCTCCTGTTATATTAAATGATACCTGACCGGAACAGGTACGCCCTATGAAAATAGCAATAAAGAATACCAATAAAATAAGTATAACCTGAATCCAATTCCTGTTAATTTGTTTCATCTCTTAATTTGTTTCCGACATTTTTTACAAAGTGTGTTTTTTACAGTCAGAACTTTGCCCTGAAATGCAGTCCCGCACTTACAGCAAACCATTTGAAACTGTTTTTTCATCGGGATTAAATATTCCTTTCGTGTCATAATCAACAAAGTCCTGACAGAGTGTTGCCGCTATGGGTGTCCCTGAGCAGACCCACATCTCAGCATTGAAGCGGTCTTTCCTGTTCATCATACTCACCGGGATCAGCCTCTTGACATAATCCGACTTGAACCAAAAGAAGTTCCCGGAATAATGGAGAGGCCAACCTTTATTGATCAGCTTCACTCCACAAGTGTCATAACCAATATTGAGGAAGCGGACGTCAAGCATCCATTTTCTCAGGACATAATGGTTCATATAATCCCTCCAATATTTGCCTCCCTCATGACCTGGCCAACTGACTCCTTTGGTATGAATATAAAATCCATAAAACTCCCCGGAGCGGTCACATACACCTTTCAGGAATTCAAGTGTGAAGAATTCAAATGCGTTCAGGTCGCCCGTATGCTCGGCGAGCCTGAGTTTCCCGTGCGGTTCGATTAACTTCTCGAGTTCCCCCTTATCATACTCGCTCCCGAGGCAACAAATATTTGCGACTCTCATA